GTGCCCGCGACACGACAGGTCAGCGTCTCATGGATCTCAGCACGAACGAGATCGAGGGGTCGCCTGTCAAGTACGTGATGGATGGCCTCTGGGCCGCAGGTTCAGGCCAGCCAGACCTGATCGCAGGTGACTTCACCCAGGGGATCATCGCGATCCGCCAGGACATCACCTACAAGATGCTCGATCAGGCCGTGATCCAGAACGGTTCTGGGACCATCATCTACAACCTCGCCCAGCAGGACATGGTTGCCCTCCGTGTCGTCGCACGCTTCGGCTTCCAGGTCCCGAACCCGATCAACTACCAGCAGCAGACGGAGGCCTCGCGCTACCCGTTCGCTGTCCTCCTCCAGCCGTAATCAAGGCTGAGGCGGAAGACAAGCCAGAGGAGGTGTAGAGAATGGCAACGGTCCAGATCCTGGTCGCGAATCCAACAGCAGCGGATGTCACGGTCAATGCGAAGGTGGCGAAGAAGGGTACCGTCACGCAGCTCGGTCTCGACGACACGACGACAGAGGCGGAGCAGTTCCTCGCAGCGAAGTGCGCCCTCGTGTCCGTGTCTGCGCAGTCTGACATGCAGGGGCGTGCAGCAACTGCGTTCCTGCTCGAACGGCTGCAGTACAGGCAGTAGAAGTGACCCCGGAGGATCAGCAGGCGCTGGAACACCTTGCGCAAGAGAGACGGCGTGAGGCGTTCCAGCGCTCCCTCCAGGCGAAGCTACGTGCGCCTGCAGAACCGCTCATCGCCCTCAAGGAGAAATTGGCGCCGGTCCTCAAGACAGGCACCTGGGGAAGGAACTGGAGGTGATCGCATGACTGCAGTGCCAGTTCAGAAGGTGCTCTTGCAGAAGGAGAACCCGAAGGGCATGTCCCATCCGAAGCCTGGGAAGGGCAAGTGACAGAAGCGGAAGCACGCGCGCGTATCGAGCTCTTTCTCGATCCTCAGACAGAGCCGATCATCTACGCAGCAGAACTGGACATTCTGCTTGATATCTCGCGCCGTGTCGACCGTAGTGGCGTGCGTCCGTCAGACACTGGTTGGGAAGAGACCTACGACGTGAACTACGCGGTTGCGCAAGGCTGGCTCGTGAAGTCGACGCGCCTCGCTCCCCGTTACCTGTTCATGGACGCTGGCAAGATGTACTCGCGGAATCAGTTCTATGATCACTGCGTTGCCCTGCACAAGAAGTTCCTGATGAGGTGCGGCATCCAAGCTGTGCCGCTCGTTCCTGACGAGCGCCTCACAACCTCACTGATCGAGAACAACGCATATGCCCCTTACTACAGATGAACTCGATCTCCTGAGGCAGGAGACGACCTCGTGGATGACAGACGTTTGTGACCTCTACCGCGAGACGACAATCACAGACGCCTACGGAGGCCAGTCAACGTCAGAAGCGCTTGTCACGGAGAGCATTCCCTGTTCGCTTCAGTCAGGGGTCGCACATGAACAGACAGTGCCAGAGATCACGGCCCTGCGGAATGTTCACGTATTCACCGTTTTCCTTCCAGCAGAGACGGATGTTCGCGTGCAAGACAACCTTGTCCTCACGACCCAGGCAGACCTCAAGTTGCGGGTTCAGGCAGTTCTCCGCCCAGAGACGAATGAACTCTTGCGGCCTGTTATCGCGACGAGTCAGTTGTAATGGCAAGGCAACTGCACATCCAGTGGTACCTGGTCGAGAACCGCATCCCTGCTCTGATCGCAGCGGTTGAAGCGAACGCACGGGCAGCAGTCAAGGCGCACGCAGATAAGATCGCCTCTGACGCGCGAGCGCGTGCCCCAGTTCAGACAGGGTACCTCAGGTCGTCAATCCACTCAGAATCTGTCTCAACCGGCAAAGAGGCGCAGATCATCGTAGGCGCTGAGTATGGCCGCTTTGTCGAGTACGGGACCTACAAGATGGCAGCACAGCCATTCCTCAATCCTGCCCTTGAGGCAGACAAGGCTGCGTACTTCGCAGACATGGGGAAAGGACTGATCCACCTTTGACCCTGCTCAATGATGAGTTGCACGTTGCAGAGTGGTTGACCGCCCGCGTCGATGCGGATACAACACTCTCAGCGTTTGCTGATCTCATCCCTGCAGATGTAGAGCTGCCTGCCGTGCGCTTTCAGGTGCAGGCACGGCATGATATGCGAGGGGTAGGAACCCACCGAATCATCACCCAGATCGACTGGCTGATCGTGGTCACGAGAGAAGGGCACGAGATTGCACCTCTCGTCCCACTCGCTGATGCTCTCGATCAGGCTCTGCATGATCATTCTGGGGCGACAACGACCATCCAGATTCTCTCGTGTGTCCGCGTAGAGCCCTTCTCACTGCTTGAAGTAGAAGACACGGGGGTGTACTATCGGCATGCAGGCGGGCTCTACCGCACCCAATCTCAACCGATCTGAGGTAACGACATGGCTGAAAGATCATCGCTAACTCAGGGAGTGCAGCTTGGGTTGGAAACGACCCCAGGCACCTCTGTGCCGGCGAACAAGAAGTTCATTTCCATGGGAATCGAGCCCGCGATCAAGGTCGAGCCGTACAGGTTCAGGCCGATGGGTCAGAAGTTCGCCTCCATGGTTGTTCCTGGCAAGGAGTGGGTCGAGGCTGGCATCTCAGGAGCGATGTCGTATTCTGAGATCATCTGGTTCCTTGCCTCGCTCCTCAAGTCTCCTGCAGCACCGACCACAGTCGATACGACAGGTCGCCAGTGGACGTTCTCACCGTCAGCGTTCTCTGAGGACACAGTCAAGACCTACACGGTCGAGCAGGGTGGTGCTGTTCGGGCGCACAAGTTCTCGAACGGTATCGTCACCGAACTCGAGATGACGCTGAACCGGGATTCGTTTGAGGCATCTGGAACGCTTCTCGGGCAGGCGATCACTGACGGCATCACGATGACTGCAACCCCGACGACGCCGCCAGAAGTTCCGATGATCCCAACTGAGTTCAACGTCTTTCTGGATCCGACTTTCGGAGCACTCGGGACGACGAAGCTCACGCGTGTTCTTGAGGCCAAGATTCACGTCGGGGACCGCTTCTCACCTGTCTGGGTTCTCAACTCGGCACAGACGTCCTATGTTGCTGTAGTCGAGTCTGAGCCGACGTGTGAGATCACACTCCTGGTGGAGGCTGACGCGGAAGGCATGACGCAACTCACGCAGGCGCGTGCAGGCTCCACAAAGTTCGTCCGCATCGAGGGACTCTCGTCTCAGCTCGCAGGCTCCTCAACGCAGAAGTACCGCTTCGCCTGGGATGCTGCGATCAAGGTCAAGGACGTCGGAGACTTCTCCGATGAGGATGGCGTCTACGCGATTGAGTGGACCTTCGAGCAGGTCTACGACGCTGCGTGGGGCAACGCAATGCTCGCTACCGTCGTGAACAAGGAGGCAACGCTGTGAGTGAGGCAGAGGTGAAAGGCGAGTCACCGACTGAGGAGAATCTCCAGGCTGCTCGTGACTCTACTCCCGGGCGGGTAGAGGATGCGCTCGTTCCAGATGAAGGACAGGAGGTCGAGCCTGCACCAGAGACTCCAGAGGAGTCACTCTTAGCGACGCCGGCAAGAGTCGAGGACGATCTCGTTCCCGACGCAGCGGTCGAGGAAACCGCTGTAACACCAACAGAGGAGAGCGGAGATGAAGCTGTCAGCACTGAAGGGGCGGGTCCAGAAGACGCGGATCACAATCCCGAGTGACGGAGACGAGCCTGAGGACCACGTCAACGTCGAGTTCAAGCCTGGTGCTCTGACATTCGATGTAATCGAGGGGATCCAAGACCTTGCTGGTTCTGGCTCAGACACGAAGATCGTTTCAGAACTCCTCCACACAGTCCTGGTCGACTGGGACCTTGAAGAGGACATTGTGGATGAGAGGGGTGTCCCGACTGGTGAGACCAGGAAGTTGTCGTGCTCGATCGAGGACATCCGGAAGGTTCCTCTGCCGTTCCTCGGCATGGTCATGGAAGCGATCACGGCGGAGGCGAGGGGAAACCCTCAGAGGGGCGCGACCTCAGACGGTTCCTCGCAACCGACGGACTCACAGGACGCGCCCCAGACTGGTTCCTTCTCCTAAAGGCAGCTCAGTACTACGGCATTCCACCGTGGGAGCTTCTAGAAAGGCCTGTTGCCTGGACAGACATCGCCATCCAAGCGCTACAGGCTGAGAATAGTGCGGAGCAGGCAGCAAGAAAGAGACAGAGAAGAGGCATAGGTTAGTGGCACTAACAGTCGCACAGCTCGTTGCCCGCGTTACAGCGGACACGTCTGGGTTCTATAAGTCAATGGCGATTATGAACTCGTCGCTCGTGCGCACGGGTTCTGTTGCGTCACGTGCGCTCGCAGGCATCGGGTTGGCGACTGTAGGTGTCGGGATCCTTTCTCTCAGGGCGGCTGCTAACTTCCAGCAGTCGATGAACCTCCTCGAAGCAGTCTCTGGATCCACCCAGGGGCAGATGGCATCGTTGCGCAATGAGGCGATTGCTCTTGGCAAGGACTTCAAACTGCCGAATGTCTCTGCGAAAGACGCAGCAGACTCGATGGTTGAGCTGTCAAAGGCAGGCCTGACGACAAAGCAGATCCTTGGTGCGACGCGAGGTGCCCTGCAGTTGGGTCTCGCTGCGAACATCGGGTTTGCAGACTCTGCGCAGCTGACTGCCCGTTCGCTCAAGGCCTTCGATCTCGATGGCAACCAGGCTGTCAGGGTCGCGAACCTCTTCGCTGCAGGTGCAAACAAGTCGACAGCAGAAATCTCTGATCTCGCTCTTGGTGTGCAGAACGCAGGCGCACAGTTTCATGGTGCTGGCCTTTCAATCGAAGACCTCATTGCCTCTCTGTCGATCATGGCAGACAACGCACTGAGCGGTGAGTATGCTGGCACAGCACTGAAGACCATGCTGATCCGCCTCACGTCGCCGACTGACAAGGCAAAGTCTGTGATGGATAAGTACGGCATCTCGATCTTCAATGCGAGGGGCGAGATGAAGGCGATGCCGAACATCATCGGCCAGTTCCAGCAGCATCTCGGTAAGTTGACACAGGAGCAGCGTGAGCAGGCCCTGACGACGATCTTTGGCGTTCGTGCGAATCAGGCAATGCGGATCCTGATGAACGAGGGTTCTGACGCTTATGTGAAGTACCGTAAAGAGGTCACTGGGACGAATGCAGCACAGGCGATTGCAGAGGCGCGGACAAAGGGATTCAATGGTGCCCTTGGTGCCCTTGGATCTGCAGTTGAGACGCTTGCAATCCAGCTAGGTACAAAGATGCTGCCTGCAGCAGAGCAACTTGTGCGCGCTCTTGCGAACGTTATTGCTGCAATTGACCCTGACAAGGTCGCAGCGATCTTCAGGCCCTTTGCGGATGCAGTTGAGTGGTTCTCAAACCTCGTGAAACACTCAACCATCCTGCAGGCAGCACTTGTCGGGATTGCGGCAGCACTCGGTGGCATGCTTGTCATCTCGATGGTCACGGGTCTCGTCGGTGCACTCACGGCAGCAGTAGTTGGCCTCACAGCAGCGATGCTTGCGAACCCAGTTGGCCTTGTTGCTGCTGCCCTGATCGGGTTGGGCGCAGCACTCTACTATGCGTACCAGCATTCGGAGACATTCCGTAACGCGGTAAACAACGCCTTCACGTTCCTCAAGTCGCTGATCCCGATTGTCACAGAGTTTGGTCGCTCTGTTATCGCAACGTTCCAGAACATCTGGAACCTCGTCGGACCTCTCGTGACCGGGTTCGTCAACACTGTCCGTGACAGGTTCATGGTCATGGTCAATTTCATCCGTGACAACATGGACAGGATCCTTACCATCCTCCGTGCTGAGTGGACGATCATCTCGACTGTGATCAAGACATTCGTAGAGAACATCCTTTCCGTGTTCCGCATCTTCTCTGCAGCGCTTAGAGGAGACTGGGGTGAGGTGTGGGACCAGCTGAAGGCAATCGTCTCGCGAACGTTGTCTGCTGTGGTCACGATCATCAGGTCAGCTGTCACCATCATCTTCAACGCAGCGATTCTGCTCGGGAAGGCTATCTGGGAGGGGATCAAGCAGGGGACAGCGGAACTTGTAGCGCAGGTACGTCAGGTTCTTAGCCGTGCTGTGGATGTGATAAAGCAGATCCCAGCACTCGCGTACGCAGCAGCTCTTGCGATTGGCAAGGGGATCGTCGATGGTGTTCTTGCAGGCATCGGGGACATTGGTTCTGCTGTCTATGACAAACTCGCTGGTGGGATTAGGGGTGCGATCAATAAGGCGAAGGGCCTGTTCGGGATCTTCTCTCCGTCGAAGGTCACGTCAGACGAACTCGGTAAGCCGTTAGGGCAAGGTGTCACAGAAGGCATGCTCCTAGGCCTCGTTGACCTCCCGACAAAGATGTCCGACAAGATACGCGAGGCTGTCACAGCTGCTCAGCATACGATTGAGGGTCAGACCCAGACACTCTCGTCTGCTTGGGATCGAATGGTCGGCGATGCTCTTGCAGCCTTCGATGCACAAACTGCGCAGTTCAAGACGAAGGCAGAGAAGATGCTCGAAGCCTTCGACGTCTCCCAGAAGGTTGCGGAGAACAAGAAGAAGATCCAGGAGCTTGTAGACAGCGTCAAGGCGGCGAAGGCTGAACTTGCAGCGTTCCAGGCAACACCCCAGGAGACGCTGACACAGAACGAGGGTGAGGCAGACGCAGCATTCGCACAGCGTAAGCTTGAGGCGCAGCAGAAGTGGCAGGACCAGTACAACCAGCTGACTACTCAGTTCGAGGATGCACAGACAGCACTCCAGGAAGAGAAGGCGGCACAGAGGTTGCAGAAGAAGCGGGATGCTCTCGTTGCAAGTGCTGACGAGTCACGCAAGCAGTACGATGCAGCACGGGCCTTGCAGAGACGACATCTCGAGGATACTCTCCAGGACTACATCGACAACCTGAAGCAGTACCCACAGAAGCAGAAATTCTACCAGGACAAGACGATTGCCCTCCTTGATTCTTATGGCGTAAACTACTTCAATGCAGGCAAGGCAGTGGGACGGGCATTCGCTGCAGGCCTCCTTCAGGCACAAGAAGAGGTTGCACGTGCAGCACGGGCCCTTGCAGGATCGGTTGAGAACTTCCTCGCCACCCACTCGCCTGCGAAGGAGGGTCCTCTGTCAACGCTCGACACCTGGTGGGATTCCTTTGGGAAGACGCTCGTTTCTGGACTCGACACGTCCTACGTCTCGCGCGCTGCCGCGTCGCTTGCAGGGTCCATGGGTGTTCTGTCACCTTCGACTTCAAACCTCACGAGCGCGAATCTCACGGGCGCATCTCAAGCTGGGGCAGGTGTGACCTACAACAACTACTACCTGAAGGTCGAAGGCTCGCTGATCAAGGAGCAGGATCTCGCCGACCACCTCTACAGTCTCGTCTCGCAGCAGGCGAGCAGGGGCAAGACCCTGCTGGGGTAAGATGTGGCGAGAGGTCAAGTATCATGGGCTGAACTGCACATCTTCTTTGGCCTCAAGAAGGGCACAGACACAGGCCAGGGAACTGACTTCGGTTCACGTACATCGGGCACAACAAAGACAGCGTCAGACTCTGGGTCAGGTACAGACACCTCTCTGACTTCAGTTTCTGGTTCCACATTACAGAAGGCTAGCCTCGATCGTGGGTTCGGGTTCAAGCGTTACGCAGCAGGTGGCCTCACCTTCCTCTACCGTAGGGGAGAACTAAAGGCTGTTGTCGGAACGTCAGTTGCAGCGAAGTCAGCATCAGATGCCGGCACAGGAGTAGACACTAGCTTCCTTGTTCTCTCAGATGCCAATCCCCATGGCACTGACTCAGGGACAGGCACAGAGACATCTAAGTTCGGCAGCAGGACACTGAGGGTCACAGACAGTGGCTCTGGTATCGACACGTCTCGCTTCTTGCCTGCCTTTGCAGCGTTCCTTCCCGAGGTCATCCTCGAGGTCGCGTTTGCATCAGATCCGACAGATGAGGTGCAGACGTACACTGTCGTCTCCTCAGATACTTCCGGAAAGCAGATAGAGTTCAAGACGAAGAGGGGCCGTCAGGACGAACTGAAGAGTCCAGAGACAGGCACGATGATGACTGTCCTCTACAACCAGTTGCGCCAGTTTGATCCTGCATACACACTCTCTCCGTACTTCCCAAACATCCTGCCAGTCAAGTCATGCCGCCTCAAAGCTATCCGAGGCAATACGACCTACTACCTCTTCGTTGGAGATATCGAGCAGTGGCCTCAGAAGCAGGACAACCGCCTCAATACAGCAGTCCTGCAGGCGAACGACGGCTTTGATCCTCTCTCACAGATCGAGATCTCTGTCTTCCGTCCTGATGAGC